TATGGACGCAATGACCCAGAGCTTGGAAAAATACTAGATAAAATTCCAACTGGTGAAGCACCACCGGCACCAAAGCCAAGTCCCAAACTTAAAAAGGTCAAAGAGCCTACCGCTGCCACAGAAGGCATTGTTATCAACAAAGATGATCTAGTGGACATATATCTTAAAGGGCGAGACAAAAAGTATAATCCTATACAGAAAAAAGTTGGAACAAAAATTCCAAACAGCAAAGTAGATTCCTTTATTGCTAAAGTGTCTGAGAAGTATGGGCTTAACCCAAAAGCATTTGTATATGGTCCAACCGGCATGTCAGAAGATGCTCCGCCCGGGGCCAAGGCCGAGCGCATGGTCAAGCATATTAAAAAAGGCTATGCTGATGATGGCAAGTTATCCAAGAAAGAAAAAGGTATTGCCTTTGCTACAGCATGGAAAGCACACAATAAAAAACAAGTTGAAGAAGAAGCAGGCGGAGTAGGTGTTGTGGCCAGCAAGAAGCAGGCAAACGATCCTCGATACTCCATGAGCCTTACTAAGGATGTGCGTCCCGGTGAAATTGATAGACAACTGCGCAAGATGCAACTGAAAGACAGTATACAAAGATTGTCAGAAGAACTAGAATCACTCAAACAACAACAAGAGCTTGGCGAAGGCTGGAAGCAAAAGGCTGCGGCAGCAGCATTGGCAGGATCAGCTGCACTAGGTGGAGGTGCAGCTCAAGCTGATGCCTATCAAGACCTAGTTGCTAACCCAATTTATCAAGTACAAAAAGTACAGAGAGATATCGGCAATGCTCGACGCAACATCGACCACGAAGTATGGAAACACCGCCATCGTGCAGGCCAAGACCTATCTCGTGTACCTTACTTTGGAATTGATAAAGTTGGCAAAGCCATTGCAGGTCGCGGTGAAGTACCGGGTGTGCAGGATCGTAGTCCGGGCTGGGAAGAACGTGCTGCTCGCAATGCACAACGCCAGGCTGAAATAGATCAAGCTCGTAGTGAGCGCCAGGAACGCCAAGAGCGTCAGCAATGGGGCCGTGCCCAAAATAACTAAATATAACGAATGAAGATTTTTGAAATAGTTACCACTAAGAAATTACCAGTTGCACAAGAAAGTGCAACAGCAGGCGGAACTGCGGCAGGTAGCGTAGCAACAAGCATGGGAAATGGTAATGGATTTGGTGTTAGTATATTTTATAAACAACAAGATAAAAAAGCTAGGAAGAAAAAATGAGTGACATGAAAAAATTACTGGAAGACATCAGCAAGTTTAGTTTTGCTGATCCCAAAGGTCCAGCTGTGGTAAAAACAAACAAACCTATTGGAAGTCGTGTTGCTGACATTGGGCCTGGTGGTAAAGAGTATAACGTCAAGACTGACAAAGAGTGGGACAGACAACACAAAGATGATGAAGAAGATCTAGCCGAAAGTCTCATGAGAGAGTACAAGTATTTTGTAAAAGAGGCTCCAGTAGTAGCAAATACAGCTCCTACCACATCTAGTCCTGTTGCTGCCATTAATCCAGCTGGTGGTGGAAATCCAGCAGTAGCATCAACTACTCCACCTGCAACAAACACAGCTACGAGTCAGACTGGTACAGCACCTGCACCAGGCACTGCGGCAGCTGGTGCACAGACCCAAGCTGCCAAACCACCGGTACCAGGGCAAACAACTCCTCCTGCTAATCAAGCACAGCCAGCCGGCCAAGCACCAAAGCCCGGACAACCAGCTGGTGCAGCCGGTACAGCAACACCACCTAACCCACAACAGGTTAAACAACAAACTGATGCAGTTACCAAAATGTTAAACAATCCCGCACATCCAATGAATGCTCAATTACAAGCATTGATTAAAAAAGCTGGATCCATACCAAGCTAAAGGAATAGAGCAATGAACGTCTGGGAAATGTTTGGCGAGGGTAACGAAAAACTCACGCCACATGAAAAATTTAAACGTGGTGTAAAAAGTGCCGGCTACGACATGGATGCTGGCGCAAAACGTCTTGAGGATCTACTGGCCAAACAAAAAGCCGAACGTGATGCTCGTGAAAAACAAGAACAAAAAAATGTCAGCGAAGCACAAGATGAAGTTGACTACGATGATGATTACCAAGACATGGTTCGTCGTGTGCGTGACAAAGCCAAGGCATCTGATGCACTAAAGGCACAGGGCAAAGAGCCACAGACCAAATTCAATCCTAAGACTGGCCGGTACTATGTGGACCACGGGCAAGGAAATGAAGTTAAAGAAAACGCTGAAGAACTAAACATAGGCGACGATGTGATCATCACAGGCAATGTAGAGTTTGAAGGCAAGACAGGAGTGATTGACAGCTTTGGTCGTGACAAGCGTTTTGTTATTGTTAACTTATACAATCACGGCAAACACAGTTTTCATTCCAGCGATGTTAGTTTCAATGACTATGCCGGCAGCGACGAAGAAGAATTTCGTATGCAGGAAGCAGGCTACGGTCGCAATCGTGGATACCATCAAGGGTTTGCCAGTCCGCATGCTCCTAGACTGGGTGGTCGTAGAGAAGATGACGAGTATGTAAATGGACCTGATCCTGTTGATACAACCACGTGGTATATTCGTGCTAACGGCAAAATCATCAAAGACAAAATGGGAACACCCTATCACTTTCGTGGCAAAGAAGCTGCCACCAAAGCTGCCCAAACCATGATGGCCAAGAGTTTTAATGCTGGTAAGAAATTTGTGCTGACTACTAGACCACAAGACGATCAACCAGAAACTGAAGCCAAACTGCCAACCAAAGACAAAGAAAATCGTTTCAAAGCCATACATCAACGAGATCAGCGACAAGACCAATTGACACGTCGGGCAATGAATAACATCGATGATACAAACGAAGGTGCTTTTGATCACTACAGTCCAATGGGAAAAGACAGCATCCATCAAGATCGTATCCGCAGCCTAAAGAATCTTATTGCCAAAGCAAAAGAACAAGGGCGTCGAACGCGAGCTCAAGAACTTGAATTGGAACTGAAGAAGTTGCACCAAGGCATAAATGAATTTGCACCCCCCGGCGGAGATGGTGGCGACGATGGATTCAGTGACGAAACACTCAAGCGCATGGCCGCACAGTGGTATCAAGGCGACGAAGATCCACGTATAGAAAAAACACTTGCGGCCGCGGGTTGGGAAATTGGCCAAGATGAAGGCTACGATGATGAGCCTGGCGTGTTTGTTGTGCAAGCAGGTGATGTAAACGGCGACAGCTACATGAGCTGGCCAGCACACGAATTGCAAGGCATGAATGAGGCTTGGAGTCAAAAGTACAAGCGCAGTATCAACTGCTCACACCCTAAAGGTTTTAGTCAACGTGCTCACTGTGCTGGTAAACGAAAGCACAATGAATCCATTGAGATGGAAATGGTCTGCGAAGACTGCGGCATGTGTGAAACACACGGCAATCTCAATGAAATCAAAAAAGGTCAAAAGGACAGCAACGGTGTGACAAAATGCTGGCCAGGATATCATGCGGCAGGTACCAAGAAGGGCAAGAATGGCGGACAGGTCCGCAACTGTGTGCCCAACGAAAGCATAGATGAAGCTATAGATCGTGCGGTAAAATCCATGACAGAAGATGGTTATGAGTTTACCTAACACAAAAAAACACAGCCTTAGGACCGTGTGCGCGGCTGCTGCGCTAGGAGAAGGATTCGCTACCCTGAAACTATTAAGTGAGCATAAATACTAGACTATGGACAAATTACAAAACGCACTTAAAATTGCTTTCGCCAGCGAATTCAGTTTTTATTTAAAAGCCCATAACTATCATTGGAACGTAACCGGTCCAATGTTTCCGCAACTGCACGATCTGTTTGGCAAGATCTATGAAGAAGTATATGGTAGCATAGATCAATTTGCTGAAGAGATTCGCGCTCTAGACACTTTTGTTCCTGCCAGTTACACTCGTTTCAGCATGCTTTCGCAGATCGACGATGAGACTGCAATACCTGAGGCTCAGGCAATGATAGCAGAACTGCTGTCAGATTCTGAACGCATGAACAAACTATTAAAATTGACTTTCAACATGGCCACAGCTGATGGTCAAGAAGGCCTTGCAGACTTCTTGGCAGGACGTATGGATGCTCATAAAAAGCATTCATGGATGTTGAGGGCCACATTACAATGAGTTGCTCCACGCGATTTCTAACCCAGTGCAAAGTATGGCAACACTATGCTATTGCCAGTGTAGTTATTGTGCTGATAGCTGGCATTGTGCTTGAAAGTAAAAGTTTTACAGGGTGGGATCTTATTGTTAAAATCCTTGTTACCTGGGGAGCCGCAACCTGCATCATATGGTGGGTGTGGATAATGAAAAAACTATACGACATAGCGAACTGGTGGATGACACTACACCATCATGTGGAGACCGCTACTCAACTACTGCAAGAAACCAAAGCAGACATCAAAGACATTAAGAGATTATCTGCGACTGCCAGTTAATTCTTAATGCGGCACAACAGGAGCCTGCATGCGAGATCTTACACTTACTACGAATCAATTCAATCCAGAAGGATACTGGACCAATGCGATTGGTAAACTGGTGTTCAAGCCCACTGCGGATGATCTGGCATTGTTTGATCAAAACGGCTACGACCTCACTGATCTAGAAAAAGAATTTGCTGGGGCTAACGAAAGCACACCTAAACCACATCGTAGTCATCGCACAGCACTAAAGCAAGACTGGTTCACACAAGAAGAAAAACTCGAAGGTGCAATACTAAATCACAGTTTATTATTTGAACGCAAGGGCTATCGGGAAGGAGCACTGGCACAACTGCGCTACTGGGCCACTGACCTTCCTAGAGTGCATCAGCTGTGTGCTATGCGTCCTAAGTGGGGCCTGGACTTCTCCATGGACTATGTTGACCGTGATGGCAATGCATTTGAAATACTACACTGGGAATACGACTGCTTTGACTACACCGAAGCTGCAGAAATAAAAGAAGCAGTGCAACCCAAGTTGAACAGCATCGACTGGGACGATGCGGCACAACAGCTACTCAAGCGCAAGGACGAATGGCACGGCCTTGATTTTTTTGCCCAAAGCGACTGGAAGTGTAACTACTTTCGCATAGTAAAAGAAAGATTTAAAATGGTGATCTGGAAATGAAAACAGTATACATACATGGGGCCAGTGCCACTGGAGAAAGTTTTAACTATATCAGATCACAGATGCCCGGTGATGACATTGTACTAGAGTATAATAGTCGAAATGGATTTGACAACAATCTTGATGACATGATTAATCAACTAGAATCTGTTGATCAGATGTTTTTTGTTTGTCATAGCCTAGGTGGCATCTACGCACTGCATATTGCAGATTATTATAGAGATCGTGTACAGGGTGCAGTCACACTAAGCACACCCTACGGCGGTGCCGAAGTAGCAGATTATGCCAAGTATTTCTACTTTTTCAGTCAGTTATTAAAGGACATTGGCCCTCGAAGTAGCCCAATGAAGCAAGCAGACAAAATTGATATAATATGGCCGTGGACCAACATTGTTACCACCAAAGGATCTGCACCCTGGATCATCGAGCCCAATGATGGTGTGGTTACTCTGGCAAGCCAAAGGGCACATAAAGACATGGAACTGATTGATGTTGACTACAATCACTATGAAGTGGTGCTTAGTCCATCTATTGTTGAAATAATCCGTGCTCGTTTACCCCAATAAATATTATCATGAACCCACTCTTATACACTCTAGTGGTAACCCATATCACTATCGTGTGTGTTACCTTATATCTACATCGTAGTCAAGCACATCGTGGAGTAACATTCCATCCTGCGGTATCTCATTTTATGCGCTTTTGGCTCTGGCTCACAACAGGCATGGTAACCAAGCAATGGGTGGCTATACATCGCAAGCATCATCAGTATTCAGACAAACCCGGTGATCCACATTCACCACATGTGTTTGGCATCCGGCAAGTATTCACAAAAGGAGCACAGTTATATCATGAGGCATCAAAAGATAAAGTCATGGTTGATTCATACGGTGTTGGTACTCCTGCTGATTGGATGGAGCACAACGTATACCAGCCTCACTCTAGACTTGGCATTGGCATTCTCCTTGTGCTCAATACGATAATCTTTGGCTGGTGGGGACCACTGATCTGGGGCATACAAATGATCTGGATTCCGTTCTGGGCCGCAGGAGTTGTCAACGGCATTGCACACTGGTGGGGATATCGCAATGGTGAAACAAGAGATCAATCTAAAAACATCAGTCCATGGGGCATTGTGATCGGCGGCGAAGAGCTTCACAACAATCATCACCTAGATCCTGCCAGCCCAAGACTCAGCAGGCTCTGGTTTGAATTTGACATAGGCTGGATGTACATTTGCCTACTAGAAAAAATTAAATTGGCAAAACTGCGAGTTGCTAAATCTTAACACAAACTGTATAATCAATCAACTGGAGGATATCAATATGTCAGCACGTATGTTCGGCTCAGCCGAAAAAGCAAAACTCACTCAACTAATCAACGAAGGCATGCAGGTCATGCAAGAAGTTGAAACACTAACCGAAGGCCTTAATGATACAATCAAGGCCATTGCAGAAGAAATGGAAATCAAACCAGCTGTGCTTAAAAAAGCAGTGCGTATTGCACACAAAGCAGAACTGGGCAAACACAATCAAGACCACGAGGAATTGAACACCATCCTAGAAACAGTAGGTAAAACTCTTTGACCGAAGTACTAAGTGGAACCGTTAACTGGATCAAGGAAGATTACAAGAGCGATCGAATTCGTTTTTGTTTTGAGGTCCTTGCTTGGGCTATATCTATTGGTTGTTCTCTCACTATGGCCCTCACCGTGCCTAATCCACCCCTTCTTTACATGTACCCAGTCTGGATTACAGGTTGTGCTATATACGCTGGGTGTGCTTATAGTCGCGGTTCCTTTGGCATGCTGGCTAATTACATACTTCTTACCACAATCGACTCAGTAGGTTTGGCAAGAATGTTAATGCAATAAATAATTTTGTCACGCCGGACATGAAACGGCAGGTAGAGTGAGTGTAAGCTCGAAGTTACACATGGAGGAATTATGAGTTATGTAGACGCTCTCTACGATCGAGCAAAAGATCGTATACACGTGGTAGAACGTGTGAACGGCAAAAGAGAATACAGAGAATTTCCTGCCGAGTACATATTTTACTATGACGACCCTAAAGGCAAGTTCCGCACAATCTACGGAACACCTGTAAGCAGATTCCACTCACGCAACAACAAAGAGTATCAAAAGGAACTGCGCATCAACGGCAACAAACGTATCTGGGAAAGCGATATCAATCCCATACACAGGTGTCTTGAATCCAACTATCTAGGTGCTAACTCACCTAAACTACAAACAGCTTTCTTTGACATTGAGGTGGACTTTGATCCACTACGAGGATTCAGCAAGCCCGAAGATCCTTTCAATGCTATCACTGCTATTTCGTTGTACCTGGACTGGATGGAAAAACTTATTACCCTGGTTATTCCACCCAAGAGCATGAGCTGGGAAACTGCACAGGAGATCTGCGATCAATTTGAAAACTGTTTCTTGTTTGAACGTGAAGAGGATCTACTGAACAGTTTCCTAGATCTAATTGACGATGCAGACATCCTGAGTGGTTGGAACTCAGAAGGTTTCGATATCCCCTATACCACAATGCGTATCACTCGTGTGCTCAGTAAAGATGACACACGCAGGATGTGCCTGTGGGGACAGGTGCCCAAGCAACGTATGTTTGAACGGTTTGGTGCAGAAACACTCACATTTGATCTTGTGGGTCGTGTGCATCTTGACTACATGCAGTTGTATCGCAAGTACACATACGAAGAACGTCACTCCTATTCACTGGATGCTATTTCAGAGTATGAACTAGACGAGCGCAAGACACAGTACGAAGGTACCTTGGATCAGCTGTACAACAAAGACTTCAAAGAGTTTATTGTGTACAACCGCCAAGATACCATGCTGTTGAACAAGCTGGACAAGAAACTAAAGTTCCTGGACCTAGCCAACGAACTGGCACATGAAAATACCGTGTTGCTACAGACCACCATGGGTGCTGTGGCAGTTACCGAGCAAGCTATTATTAACGAAGCACATCAACTTGGGTTGATTGTACCTAACAGGAGAAATAGAGATGATCAAGGTGACACGCAAGCCGCAGGTGCCTATGTTGCTTACCCCAAAAAAGGAATGCATGACTGGGTTGGTGCAATCGACATCAACTCGCTCTATCCCTCGGCTATTAGAGCGTGTAACATGGGACCAGAAACCATTGTTGGCCAACTCCGGCCAACAATGACAGACAAGTATATCAAGGATAAAATGGGCTCAGGTAGCAGTTTTGCTGACGCCTGGGAAAACATGTTTGGCACTCTTGAGTATACTGCTGTGATGGAAACACAGGCAGGCACAGAGATTACCATTGACTGGGAAGGACAAGAGCCCACAGTACACTCAGCTGCCGAAGTATGGCGCATGATCTTTGACAGCAACAGGCCTTGGATCCTTACTGCCAACGGCACTATAATGACCTATGAAAAGAAAGGCATTATTCCAGGCCTGCTAGAACGCTGGTATGCTGAACGTAAAGAGATGCAGGCCAAGAAGAAGGACGCTGAAACCCCAGAGGACAAGGCGTTTTGGGACAAGCGACAGCTGGTCAAGAAGATTAACCTTAACAGTT